ATCATCGGGCTTCTCCCCATTCATCGCAATGTCAGCATCGTCCTTTGCATCGACGACCTGCGGATTGTAATTGTTAACCCGCTCGTTGAACTGAACCTTGATAATGTTCTTGGACTGGCTGTTCGGCTTTATCGTTATTACGACCGGGTCGCTGGTCTCCGCACTGGATATAGACGACGAGGACGCGCCTTGGTTTGGCAGAATGTCGTCGTCACCGATGCTGTAGAGCGGCTGAGTTGGGGGGCTGTAGGTAACGCCGTTTCCCGTGATCGATTGATCGCCATACGGAACGACGGTGAGCTTTGCACCATCCCACACCAACTCGCTGTTGGTGATCTCCATCATGTCCTGCATGTGCTGACTGGCGGTTTGCGCCGTCAGATAGGCAGGGCTGATGAAGATGCTGGCAGCTTTGCAATAGTTGAACCATTGCGTGAGCGATGTATCGAGGCGACTTTCGGGGAAGCCAAGCCCGTAATACGGATTCGTCAGGTAATCGAGGAAGTGATCCTTCGGATGTGCGTCAATCCAACCAGACGCTGCGCCATGGATCGCAAAGGTGGTTTCGACTGTGATATTGGGAAACAGATTGGACGAACCGAGTTGCATCGGTCCTGCCGCCATATAGCCGAGCCCCCGAAAGGTATCTGCGTCTGCCGGATGCTTGGAAGTGAGATAGCTCCACGCCGATTGCGAATACGACCCCGTAAAAGCCGTAAGGTTTTTGCTCGAAAGCTGAAACTGCGTGCCGTCCGTATCCCAGCAAGTCGGGCCAATTGCGCTGACCGGGCCTTCACAGACGCCGCCCGCGACGGCTGCGGAGTAAGTGTAAGTGGTCCCGCCACCTTTGCCGCCGCCTTTACCGCCTGTGAGCGGGCCGCCCTTGCCGCCCTGGGAGTGCGCTTGCGATTTAAAATCACCTACCCAGATCAGATTCCACGGCAACCGACGCTGGCCAGCCCCAAAAGGCCTGACCAATCCATATACGGCCGTGTTGACGCGAAGCGCTGTCTCGGGCTTGGGTTGATTGACCCGAGACGCGCCGCCACCGAAAATGGACATCTACCACCTGGAAAAGAATATCGGCGTTCTGTTGGCGAGCCTTCCGCCATTCTCGTAGCCGAGGATCACCTCGCCGGCCTCGACATCGGCATGGATGATGTTGGGTCGATCCAACATGATGGCGACGTGGCTATAAGTGCGGCCAAACTTCCACAGTGCGAGATCGGCTGGTTTGGGATTACTGGTCTCACGCGCAAAGCGCCGCACGATTTCGAGCAGCTTGTCCTCATCGCGATGCAGAAACCAATCGCTTGGGTATTTCGGTGCTTCTCTATAGAGCGCGGCATCGATCAGCTTAACCTCGCGGTAGACACAGAACGCGAACTGGGCGCAATCCACGCCACCGTTCTTGCCCTTCACGCGGCCACAATCGGCAAACGGCGTGCCCAGCCATTCGTAGGCCACGCGAATAACCTCTGCCCTGCCCTCTGCCTCGGTCATATCGCGGTCTCCGGGGCTGGGATCGTGCGCTCGCCGCCGAAGTTCAGTCCGTTGCCGAATAAGTTGCAGGTCGCCTTAAGCTTGTCGCACCCGGCGTAGGCAATGAAGGTATCGCCTTCCTCTATGGGATAGAAGAACGGCGCGATCAGCTTGTAAGTGCCGGGGCTCCCAACGGTGGCACTGCGCACCGTGCGCCCATACCCGGCGTTCTGTCCGCTCGTCATCACGATGCGCCCCAGCGCGAGCGTTCCACTGCCCGGCGGTGCCAACACACTCGACTTTATGATTCCTTGCGTACTTCCGGCTTCGATCTCGCCAGTGACCGAGAAACTGTCCTTGTTCAAGGTGCAGGCCACGTCATAGAGCGTTTTGCGGCAGCCGGCCTGATAGACATTTCTCGGCATCTGCCGGTTGAACCTGTCCATCAGACTATTGACCGAGAACGCAATCGTGGTCTCGCCCAGATCGATCTCAGCCATCTCGCCCGCGAACATTGTCACGACGCCAGTGGGCGAAAGGTATTGCGGGTACTCCCCGCCGGTCGGCCACGCCGGAAACACGGCGGTATCGACCTGCACGTCACATCCGTTGAGCGCACCACCGCGCAGCGCGAGCAGAATAGGTACGTCGCCGATCCTGAGTGGCCATTCCTGATCGGTGTAGGGATCGATACTTCTGACACCCATCAGGAACTGCCAGGTATCGACATCGGTGCCACATGACCAATGGCCTTGCGCGTCATCGTCATCGATCTGGATGAAGTCCGCGCCTTTCGCGTCCCACGTCGTAGCGGGCGAAGGAATCTTCACAGGCCACAGATTGTCCGCCCAGCGGATCACACCACCGACCTTGGGTGTGAGCGTGTAAAGATCGCACTCGACAAAATGATCGGTCAGCAATAGCTGAGCCGTCGCGCCGGGCGATGTCTCGTACCAAGGCGTTTTCATGATCAAATGCGATAGCTGATGGTCAGGAATAACTGCGACGTATCCGTGAAATCGGTGTCGGCTATAGCTGCGATGCCGCCAGCCGATAGATTGGTCAGATTGATCAGGCTCGTGGATGGTTCCAACCATCCTGCCGGACTGGAGATGCCGGAGCCCATCGCAAACACCCAAACATTCGCGATGGAAAAAGGTGGTCCATTTAGCGCGAAGGGCAACCCGGTGATTTTGGCCGATCCTGTCGAACTTCCCTTGCTGGTGAGATTGATGTTGATTTCGGCAAGAATCCGATTTCCGATTTTGGTGTAAGAAGCGCTCCTAGATGAATATGTGAGGCCAACAGCACTGCCGCTGAATTCCAAAGCGGGCGTGAACGTTCCCTCTTCATATCCATAAACAACGACATGACCGCCAGCGGTCGCTCCGTCACCGACAGCCAAACCCTTTCTAGCCGTGTCATAGATCAGTTCTCCCACGGCTGGCGTCATCGCCCCGATCTGGGAGGTCGTGCCGCGCCGAAGCTGCCTCTGTATCGTCGTCATGCGTTTGGTCTCGCCGTGGTGAAGGTGAGCTGTTGGACTTCGTAGATATTGGGTAGGTCTCTATCGAACTCGGCGTCGTCTTCATCGAACTGACACAGCCAGCCGAACTTGCCATCCCAGGAAATCGTGGCGCCTTCCGATGGTGGTGACGCGAACTGCAATGAACCGGAAGCAAAGACCGTGACATCGACTTCAACGCCATCCACATAGAAATGCGTCAAGGAAATTCCGCCGTCGTCATCGATCAGATCGACGGGATCGGCGACACTGCCAGCATCGTCAACGACCGTGACACTGTCGGTCACAAGCCCGCAATCGACGATAGTCCCGGCATCATCGACGTTCGTCAGAACGGCCGTAACCGGTTCGAAAAACCCACCAACAGAACGCATGGCCTGCCAAATGTTTCGAACACCATCTCCGATGCCGATGAGTTGGTTCGTAACCGTGCAATCGTCCTTATCGACGAAAACGAATAATTGGCCTGGCGTCGTCATCACCGTGTTCCAGAAACCCTGGAATGTCTGCCATTCCTGATAGGTGCTGTTGCCGCGCAGAAACGCGAGGTCTACCTCATACTGGTAGAGCGGATAGGGCCAGACCGGCTGCGCGAACCGTCTGCCGGTGCGCGACTGCAGCCTCGTCGTCTGAACCGACGACGTGCGCTTGGTCTGCACCAGGCCCGGAAGGCTTGGAAACATCGGGAAATCGGGCATGGAGAAATCTCAATAAGCGCCGCGGGAGGACGGGTTCAGAGCCATATAGTTGCCGTAAGCCTTGGCCATTTGTTTCAGCGTGCGGCGGTTCTTGAGGACTTTCGCCACGCTCTTTCCGTCCAGTGCCCTGACCTGAGGTGCCCAGATCGGGGCTGGCATTTGCCCGGATTGTCCCGGACCGCCGCTTCCGCCCAGCGAAAGCTTTCCGGCCCGAATGTCATCGGAGAAGGTACGAGGCACGATGATTTCACCGGCATGGACATTGGCCTGCATGTCCTTCGGCACATATGAGGTGCCAACGTCGAATGATGTCAGCGTGTCGAACGCTGCAACGGCCGCGAACGCAGCGCCCGCAGCGACAGGCGCCAAAATCCACCCAACATAGGGAATTTGAGCAACCGACTGATACGTGCCAGCCGCAGCCTTGTACGCATCGTTCATGATCTGCGCGGAACCGGCTGCTACATCTTTGGCTGATCCAACACTCATCGCTGCATCGTGTGCAGTACCGCGCGCGGCGTCCCCTGCAGCTGAAGCACTCGTCATTGCCAATTCCGTCATGATCCAGTTTTCCAAACGCTGGAGACCGTTCATGATAAAATCAGTAAGCATCTGGGCGAGACCCTGCCGAACAGCCTGACCCAATGTCTCTTGGCCAGAAAGCATGCCACGAATCATCGTATTGAAACCGCTGGTAATCGGACGAAATTGCTTTTCGTACTCTTTGGTCAGGCGGTCGATTTCCTGACTCTGCTTATTGACTGAATTGTGCTGCAGTTTGTCTATCTCGTTGAACAGCCATTGGTAGATGCTAAGAATTTTCTGCGCGTCTTCGTCATACACCTGCACGTTGTCAGCGTTCGCTTGCTGATGTGCTTTGAGCGCCGCTATTTCAAGATCGGCTTCGTGCCCGTAGCGATCGACCAGAACTTGCAATTCCTGATCGGCAGAAATCTGCCTATCTGCTACCTGTTGGTCGAGGTCTCTTTTTTTGTTTTCGAGAGCTGAGCGACCGCGCTGATTGTCAGCATCAACGCCGCGCTGAAGAATGCGTTCAACCTTTGTCGCGGTTTGCTCGATATCCTGCAGCCAAGCTCGGTCTGCATCTTTCTGAGCTTGCGCCGCTTTATCGGCAGCCTGCTTCGCCACCTCTGCGCGCTGGTCCCCAGCCGTTCTCAGTTCGGAATTTAGCTTTGCCTGCGCCTGTTTGTATTCGGACGATTCCGTCCCAAACAGTTCCTTGGCCTTCGCAACCTCTTCTTGCGCAATCTGAATTCTCTGCGCCGAACCCGACTTTAAAGCAGCGGACTTTTCTTGTTCGGTTTGCTGGAAACTGCGGTATGCCTCTTCATTGTCGGATTTTTGAAGTGCGGCTTGATCTTTTGAAAGGGCGGCATTGATATCAGACTGTGCCGTCGGATTTCCTTTGTTGAGAGCAAGCCCCTTCTCAAGGTCCGATATTTCCTTTGTCAGCTTCTCGCGCTGCGTCAGGCGGTCATTCACCTTGTCGGCGAGATCTATCGCCTCAATCGCCGGCTTGTTATTGCCCTGCGTCTGTATCGACCGGAGACGGGTAAGTTGATCTTCGGCCTGCTTTAACTGGCCTTCAAGGAATGGGTCGCGGACCGTCGAGCCCATCGCGCCAGTGAGCTGCTCCTTAATCCTTTGGATCTTTTGTTCGGTATCATAAATCTGATCGCCGACCGATTTTATGTAAACGCCGGACTGCGCGGAGAGTTGTTTCAAAATCTCTGTGACAGCTTGTGCTTCCTGGCCGGTCGCAATCAGGTTCTGAATGTGGGCATATTGCTCAGGAGCGAGATTTAGCAACTCACTGTTCATTTTCTTAAAGCCGGATTCAGTCAAATCCGTAAGGCCAAGCGCCAGCTTTCCTACCGCCTCACCTGCTTTGTCGCCCATATCGCGGAAAGCAGGAAGAAGTTGCCCTGTCTCATTCGCAAGCGCCGCGCTAATCTGCGCATGCGCAGCGACGAACTGCATGAAGCCGTCCGCAGCAGCATGCGTAACATTGGGGAGATTCCGTAGCTCTTGCTGATTGGCGCGAATTGCTTCGCTAGAGTATTCGGCCCCCCGTCCTGTTGTTTTGAACGCCTCGGTCAAATTATCGAGATCTTTCTGAGCCTCCAATGTCTCGTAGAGGAGGTAGCCCAGACCGGCGGTCATAGCCGCGGCTGCGCCGACAGAAGCCATCATCGATAGAGACAGATGCCCGAACGCCTCACCAGCGACCATTAATTCGCCGGGAATGCGGGTGTACTGTCCCGTGACAAGCGCGTGGGAGAGGACTACGGCAGAGCGGGAGAGCCGCGATGTCGATATAGTAACGGTGTCGGCCGCAACGCCAAACCCTCGCAAGCCTTCGCCCAAGGCGCGAGCCGCCTGAGCTTCAGTAGTCATTGCAAGGCGAACGTCCTTGGCGAGGGCGGCTTGCGTCACCTGCGGAGCTAGAGCCGCTTCAAAAGCCGCAGCGCTCGAAGCAGCCGACGCGAATTCTGTCTTCACCCCGGCATAGGAGTTCGCGATGCTCTGTCCAAGAGTGGCATTTTTCGCTGACAACACTTCTGCCGCGGCCAACTTCTCTATTTCGGCGGCAACAGCAGCCGTGTCACGCCGCGCCGCATCAAACCCAGCGCTAGACGAGAGGGCAGACGTAAATGCTTTAGCACTTTGAGAAGCTGACTTAAGATTTCGATCAAGATCTAGCGAAGCGTCTATGCCACCCTGGAGACTGTCGAATGTGACTGCCCCTAGAGCGGTCGCAGTCGAAGCTATTGACTTCCCCATTTGTTCGGCAGCCGTACCGACACCAAGCATCTCAGGAGTAATTTTTGAAAGATCGCCCCCCACCTGCTTAAGCGCATTGCTCATCGCAGACGCCGAGACGTTGGTCTGCGTAGCCATGCCATTGATCGCCGCTGAGGCTTCTGCCGTCGACGCCTTCAGGCTCGCGTCGAGCGATCCGGTGATCTTGATTTCGACCGTGCCGTCAGACATTTACCGGTCCTTACTCTTTGATTTTAAATAGATTTTTGACGATTGGTTGACATGCCGTGATTGCAACTCAACATTGGATTCAACCAACAGGGGAATCAGAGAATGCTTAGACAAGCGGTTGCAGCGACCATTCTTGCCGCGTCATTGTTGTGCGGCTGCGCCACATCGAATGCGCCATCCGGTTTTCACAGAGGCGCGAGCGGCCAACTCGTCGAAAACATGCCCGCGGTGCAGACTGACAAATTCTCCCCGCAGATTACCGTGGTCGGGCTTTCGGATTTCGAAAACCCGTTCGGCGGCATCGCGAAGAAATGGTTTATTCGCAGCTTCATCGATAAGACAACGGGCGATGTTTCCAATCAACTCTATGTCTGGATCACCTATGCGGGAGGCGGTTGGAATTTCTTTGACGCGGCCTCAGACGATACTGCTTCGCCACACGCAGTAGATGTTGTCGATAGGTCCGTCGATAATTGCGGCGAAATACTTTGCAGCTACACCGAAGATATCGTCATCGATCTGCCCAGCAGCCTGCTTGCGTCGCGCCCGAACGGGTTTGAAATGAAGGTGTCCGCCCGTAGCGGAGCATCGATCATTCTCAATGTCAGTAGAGAGATGGTTTTAAAACAACTCAAAGTGATCGCAGAGAATATTCCGCCAAAGGCTTAAGGCTCGAACTCCGGCGGCTCTTCGATCTTGGTCGGGAGGCCCTTTGGCGCAGGCCTATATTTGAAGTAGCCTGCAAGAAATTCTTCCGCTGGCGGGCGCTGCCGCAGTTCTTCATTTTGTGCCTTAAGCCGGTCGAAAGTCAGCGCGTCTTCCCAGTAGTCCGGCGTCCCGTTGAAGTAGCGGCAGGCGCGCGTGATGAGGCCGTCCCAGTCCGGTTCGGCCCTTTCGCTTCCCCCTTTGTGCCACCCTCCGGGGCGGCGTCGGAAGAAGCAATGGCGTTGAACAGTTGAGTTTGGGCGCGAACGACCAGAAACGCCATAAGCATTTCGATGGGGCCGACCTCCATGTCCAAAAACTCGTCGAACAAAAGATCTGGGTGCGCCTTACTGAGTCCGTGGTAAACAACCTCGCAAACCTGGTTGTATTGCTCGTTCGAGAGATTTACCGCCTTCTCACCGAAGTTCTCGCCCACCATCACGTTGAGCGCGTCTGTCAAAGACATGATCTGCCGGAAAATATGTCGCATCTGTCGTGGACCAAGAACTGGGATGGGCCAATTCTTCCCCGCGAGAATGACAAACGGCGTCTCTCTTGGATTAAACTTCGCAGGCTCTGTCATGGCTACTTTCCGGCTGCCACCGGCATAGGCCGGTGATCGTGTCTGTCGAGATATTCGATACGGTCTTTCGCCTCGCCGCCATCGATGGGCACCACGACTTCGTGGCTGAACTTGTGATCGGAGGTGAGGCTGACAGGTCCGATCCGTTTCAGGGTATGAAGCAACGGAGCGACCTGGCATCGCGCATCGGCAGGTGTCTCGACCTTGATGTACGGCATGCCGCGCTCGAACCGGTATCCCCAGATCTTGCGGGCCACGAAACGGAAGTGGTCGAGCACTTCCTTTTCGCTCAGGCCGAACGCCGCCATGACCTTCTCGACAACCACGCCATTGGCGAGGTTCTTGAAGATCAGGCGGCGTGTCTCGGCCAACCGTTGACGTTCGGCGTCGGTCATTAGCTGACCTGGGCGAACGACAGCGTTCCCAACGTGCCGTTGTCATCGACGGCACAGCCATAATCCATGCTCGGCATCGTGTAGTCGTCGAGCTTGGTCGCGAGGCTGAACCCACCACCGATGGTGTTGTTGAACTGAAACAGGGATTTTTCATCGCCGTAGACCATGCCGACGGTCGCGGTGAAACCGCCGATCTTGCCCATCGGCTGGTTGGTCATGTCGATGGACTGCCCGACTGAATCATCCGTTTTGACATAGTCGGTTAGCACGGTGCCGCTGGCGTATGCGGCGGGGTAAGTATAGATGCCAGTGTCTTCATCGACCGAATATTGTCCGGCAGTCGGCCCCGTGGCGACACGTGTCAGCCGAAGATTGGCACCCGCGGTGGTCAAGACGACGCCCAGGTCAGCGACGAAGTCGTCAGAGCCTTCGACCTCGACGGTGTATGCGGTCGATGCCGGAATGTCCCCGGCTTCGTTGCGGACGAAGACGGTCTCGCCCGCCGAGAGCGTGCCGCCCAGCAAGAGCGAGTTCACGGCGCGGCCGTTGAGCGAACCGGATTCGACTTTGCCTGACACGGTTAGTTTGCCCGCAGCCACGTCCTGCGCAGCTTGGCCGTCCGAGCCGTAAAGGTATTTGATTTCGCGTTTGAAATCGACGGAGACCGACTGCACCGTGCCGAACCTGACAGGCGTCGGATTGGCAACGTTGGGACGGCCCCAGAAATAGCCGCCACCGAAGAGTTTCTGACCAGTAAGTGAATTTCCCATGATGTTCTCCTATGGGGCTGAAGGAAGTCCGATTTCGACCGGGAGGTAATAGATGCCCTGCCGGTAGTCAGGGCTGGTGCTGTTGTCGCCGCTATCTTTGGCGGCTCGACCTTTGACGCGGACGTATTTGACGAGGCCGCCAAGCGTTTGATCATCATCGCCGGATGGTGGGACCAGCGCAGCGATCACGGCATCGATCAGCGGATTGAGCACCGTCGATCCCGCAGTGCCCTTTTTCGAAGTTGCCGCAATGTGAAAGTAGACGGTCCACACATCTTTCGGCAGATTGCCCGTCCATTCGCGGTCTTCGTAGGCCTCGTCCTGCATGAGGACTGGCTGCTGTAACGGTGGAACGCGCTGGCATTCGATGATTTCGCGCGTCACCGTGGCGAACGGGCCGTTCCTGCTTTTTGAGAGCGGCGCGACCAGTGCAAAGAGAGCCTGATAAATCTGTTCCCGCGTGCTCATTCCGCTGCCATCGCGTAGCCGTCAGACACCGCTGCGGAAACCATGGCGCGGATACCGTCCTGAAAGTTTGAGCGCTCCTGCACCAGAGCGAGCCGGGCATAACTGCGTTCCGGGATCGTGATGGGGTGCGGCTTTGTCTTGTGGGTGAACACCAATGGGCCGCGCCCGCCAGACGGAACGAATTCGCCGCGCCCGGCCATGAAGACTTGCAGCTTGTCCGATCCGGGGTGATGGATCGTGACGCCGTATTCCTGTGCCGCCGCGTAATCGACGCCTTCGGTGTAGACCCGGCCCGTCACATCGGTGCCGCTATCAGTCACCTCGGATTTGACGCTGTTGTACAGCCTGCCCGTCGATTTGAACCGTTCAGCAATGTTCTGTTTGACCCGTTGGCGCAACGATTCCGTGGCCTTGACCATAAACGGCTTAAGCGCGCCGCGGACGGTGTTCGGCATTGCGGTCAGACGCGCCGTAAGCTGCGACAGCCCACGCATCTCAAATTCGATGGGCATGTCTCACCTACTGCAAATAGCCGCTTGGCAGGCCTGCCACGAACACCAGCGCGGATTTCTCGCTGGCCTGTGCCTCGTATTCTTTCGCGCGAGCACTGAACGCTGAGGACTTCTGGTTAAGGCCGGTGCTCATTTTGCCGTCGCTGGTGCTGGCCTCGCGCGCAAACCGGGCGGCCAGTTGTCTGCAAATCAATGCGGCAGCGCCGTACCGTGAACCGCGCTCGGCAAGTGCAAACGCAATCTCGGGATCAAACACGAGAGGATCGGTAGAAGACGTGTCGCCTACCAGATACCTGATCGCATCTTTGTCACTGCTTGCCGGGTCTCCCGAGTAAGACCATGCCGGTTGCGGCCCGACCTTGCCTGTGGCCTGTGCAACGGTGACGATGTTGCCGTCAACATCAACCACATCCAATTGGCAGTAGAGAAAGCCCGATAGACCCGTGGTGTCCGATGCGACGAAATTGACGTAGCAAATTCCGTCCGTGCCATCGCCGTTCGGACCGAAATCGATTCCGCCATCAACCGATTTCTTCTTGGTGAAGAGAACGCCTGAACTCGGATCAAGCCGCGCCGTGAATATGATGTCCTGAACGCCGGACAGATCATACGCCACCGTGCCATCGGTGGTGATGGCGAACCGAATCGCTGCGGTGTTACCCGCGAACAGCTCGAAGCTCTGGTCCTCGACGGCCATGGCCTATCAGGCCGTTGCGGCGGTGAGCGTGACCGTCACGTTCAGCGTGTCGTCGGCCAGAACGGAGCGTGCCGTCCCGAAGTCGGCCACGCCGTAAAGCGTACCCGATGTGCCGCTTGCCGCGGTGCAGAGGAACGCGCCGTAGATTGTCGTGGTCCCGCTGATCGCAAAGGCCGCCTTGCTGGCCGAATTATCGACCGACTGGCCCGAGACCGAACCCAGGGTCAGCGCCTTACGGTTGCCCGAATAATTGGCGTCTTCGGTCCAGCCGGAATGCGAGGCCAGCGTATCGCCAGCAGCAGCGGTTCCGGTGTCTTTCAGCCCGACATAGAACGCCCCGGTGTAGGAGCTGCCCTTGAAATACTTGTCGAGCAGATCGTTGAGGCCAGCGTTGGTGACGAGGTTATCGACTTCCTCGACCCACTTGAGATTGCCGTCCGCGTCGAAACACTCGACCTTGTAGTGCGACTTCATCTTGAGCGTGCCGAAATTGGCAATAGCACCCGCGTCGAGGTTCGATGCCGCAGCCATTTCGGCCGCAACGTTGTTGATGGATTGCATGGAAAGCCCTTTCAGTTGATCTGGCCCTTGAGGTCGATGGTCAGGCGAACCGTGCCGGCAAGGGTCACGCCGCTTTCGGTCTGGCCTTTGAGTTCGATGATGCGTGGCGGCAGAGCGCCAGATGACGAATAGAATTGCGCGGTCAGCCGTGTCGCCAGCGTGACGGCTTCTTCATAGGTGAGGATGGAACTTGCCGCTTGATTGAACTGCGCGGCGAATGTGACCTGGGCGCCCAGCACACCGGCCACGGAATGGGTAGCCGCCACCTCCACCGGAAGCGTGATTGCACCCTCAACCGTCAGCAGTCCGGACGAACTCTCGTCCACGCTGACCGAAAGAGAAATCGCTTTGTCGATGGTGACTGCGGCAGATACGGTCTGGCTCAACGCAAGGGCGAACGCGACCGCCGCGTTGGCGTTTAGCTGGGACGCAAGACTTGTCGAAACCGACGCGCCGAACGAAACCGCTTCATCCACTTGTTTCTGCACAGCCGATGAAACCAGGGCAGACACGGCAAGCGTGATCGCCTCGTCATAGGTCGTGCCGCCAGATCCTGTGACCCCGTCCATCGCGGCCGAGACGGCTACGGCAAAGCTCGCGGGGGCCTGTACATCGATCAGACCTGATGCTCCGAACCCTGCAGCGACAGAAAGCGCGACGGCTTCGTCGATGGTCAGCACCCCGGCGATGGCCGCCGAGACGGAAAACCCGAAACTAACCGCAGCGCTTATGTCGCTCTGGGCTAGTGGCGAAAGGCCTGCCTGTAGGGCCAAACTCATCGCAGAATTCAGCACCGCGTTGGTCGCCTTGGTCAGACCAACCACGGTCCCCAGCGATATCGCGGCTTCGAGATTGGTCACCGGAACGGCGCTTAGTGCCAAACTGGCGGAGAAAGTTGCGGAAGCCACGGCCGATAAAGCAGGAGATGAACTCAACGACAGAGACGCGCCCAAGCTTATGGATTCGTCGTATGTCGAGCCTGTCGCGACAGGCGTATTGGAGGCGACGCTGATCCCAACAGGGCTGAGCAACGCCCAGGGATTTTTCGCGACAAACCAATGCTGGGCCGAACTGAGTGGCTGGAAGAAAAAGAACGTCCAGGCGTTCTGTCCGTCGAAATAGTTGGGGCTATAGCCGCCCGGGCGTATGCCAAGCTGGATCGTCGCGGTCGTGCCGGCCGATATGCTTGTGCTGCCGCCCCAGCCTGAGCTGTTGGCAGTCAGAACGCCGTTTTCGAACAGATTGATATTGCTGAGTGCCGACACCCCGACCGTCGTAAAGCCGGAAGGCGTGTTCGAACTGGCGACAACGGCCTCGCCGTTGCCGGTCAACATCGATACGGCGAATTTGCCGTTGGAGCCTGCCCCGAGGGTGACCTGCCGAGTGTTGCCGCTCGTACCCAGATAGACAGCCCAGGCATTGCCGGCAGGGTTTGAACCGACCTTCAACCGCGCGACAATCGAGCACTGGGAGATGTCGCCCGGCAAGAACAGCGGCGCTGATGTCAACACCGCCCGTTGTTGCGATGCCGCGACCGTCTTGAAAGCGAGGCCTTCTTCGCTCGTGATGACCGAAGGATTGTTGCTGCCCCCCGGGAGTGCCAGCCTCGCACCCGCTGGGCCTCCCATTCCGATGATGGTTGCAGCAGGACTGCCATCCTGAAACAGGATCGCGCCCACGCAGCCCATGTTCCGCGCGACAGTGGAGAGTTTTAGCGCGTTGCCCCGAAACGGCGGCTTGACGATCTGCCCATCGGCCCAGGGACGGAGAATGTGAACGCTCATTCGTCACCTGCGAATCTGACATCCTCCACGTTGTTTGTCGGCCGGCGATTGCCATCGAGAGCAGCGAACGTGCAATCCACGATGGCGGGTACAATGATGGGCTCGACGCTATGGGGCACACCGGGCCGGATTTCGAGTTTGCTTGCGTCTTCCGCATATAGTTCGGCATCGACCAGAAGCTTTTCCCAGTCCGACGGATCGAACAACCGGACGCGAACAGCACCTTTCCGGGGGGCCATCATGTGCGGCTCCTCGTGCGCGTGCGTCTCAATCACCTCGTCGTCGCGGTCAAAGTGAATGGTGTTGACGGTGAAGTGACCGAAGTGGCCGCGTGACTTAAGCATTGTTGTCGAACCCGTAACGGCGCGTCTTCACCGTGTTGCCACTCGACGCAAACGTGGTGCCGGTCTGGTTGACAACGGCGATTTCGAAATCGCCCGGCGGAATTGGAATGCCGACGACTTCGAATTTCTTGGCGCTCGATCCCGTTGAAACCTGAACGCTTGCGACCAATGTTCCTACCCCACGGTCGGCGTAGCTCGATCCGTCATCCAGCAGCGGCAGCAAGTGGATTTCCAGATAAGGCGTGCCGCTCGGATTGAACGCCCCCAATATCCCGGAGATGTCCATCAACGGGCATTTGTCGGAGCTGTTACCGATGTTCGAGCTGGTCGCCGCCGATCCGCTCGCCAGCGAGTTCAACCCGCTGCCGAGCGCCGCATCATACGTCAGCGGCGTGTCGTATTTCAGTTTGTTCGCCATCCACCGCCCCTATCAGAGCGCAGCGAGTTGAGCATCGAGCGCCGCGTCGCGCGCGTTGCAAATGTCGATCAGGGCCTGAAGAACGGCTGTGGACTCCTCCACCGTCATCAGCAGGCTATCGAGATCGATCTGCAACCCACTGGAGTTCACGTTCGCCATCCGCATGAAAACGAAGGTGGACGACGCTTGCTGGGCATTTTGAATGCGCCCCAGAACATCGGAAACCGCCGACTTCTTTGCGATAATGTCGGAGGCCTGCTGGGCTTTGTCCTGATCCATGATTTTTGCTTTCGAGTGACGGCGTGGGCCAGTTCAGCATCCAGCCCACGCCGTGCATCGGTTACGCAGGCACGTCGGTGATTTCGTCGAGATAGGCCGCGGCCTTGGGCAAGCGCCATTCGGTGCCGCCGGTACGCGCGATGATGCCGGTCTCGAAACCCATGATCGACTTCTGGCGTGCGGCCAGAACCCGGCGCGGCATCGGAAGATGGAAGCGAACGACTTCCGGGTCTTTCCGATAGACCACCATGCGACCACCGCCATCGTTGGAAGCCGTGGCCAGCGCACGCACCGGCATGATGTTGAGCGGCTGGCCCGTTTCCGCCGTGTAGATGTTGTTCTTGCGAACGTAATCCAACACGTTCAACGTGCCGTCGCCATCGGCCAAACGCTTGGTCGCGATCAGACGAAAAGCATTCGGAGGGAGAGCGACCGAGTCGGCATACTCGACTTCGTTGGTTTCGGTGCGAACCGACGAAAGTCCATCGTTGATGTCACGAACGATTAAATCGACGTCCTTGTCGTCCCAGAACGTCGATGTGCCAGTGCCGTCGTTGGCAACATCCGCTCGCGGAACATCGGTGTTGTTGGCGAAACCTTTCCAGTTCTTCTCGGTCGAGCCTGTCATTGCGATGTTATAGAGGAGAAGCTCGATGCTGTTGGACGCCTGCATCGCCTTCGTGGCGCTGAGGTTGATGCCATAGAGAGAGGCCTGATTGACCTCCTCCATGTTCCATTCCCAGCCCGCGCCTATCATAGAGAAGTCGTGACTTGCCTGATCGTGCGTGGCTCCGTTGAACGGCATATCGGTGGCCGAGCCCGAGATGAACTTGGCCTCGCCGCTGGAATCCACGGTGAAGAAGGTCGTTCCGATGGCCCATTCGTTACCTTCCGTCACCACAGGGATGATCGAAGCGTAATTGTATGTCGGATACCGCTTCTGGTAGATCGTCGTTTCGAGATTGCGTCCCTGGGCAAGGACGAAGGGAAATGCGGATTGCGCGTCGGCAAAGGCCCGCGGGGTGTGAATGTTCATGTCAGTTTCCTTTCCGTGGGTCTGCGTTAGCGCAGCTTGAGAGCGACGATGACGATATCGCCGTCAGCGCCGGTGGTGTCGAACACCGCATCGGGGATGCGAATGTGTGTCGTGGTCGAGGTGTAACGGCCCGTCGCCGGATTCCAATAGACATCACCGCCATCCGCTACCGAGGCGCCAGCCGTGACATACATCGTGCCCATCGTCAGGAAGGCGCCGGTGAAGTACTGCGGATAGACGTCAGGCGTGGAAGCGTTGGCCGGGACGGCTGGGTTAAGAACGGCCAGACCGATGAAATCGGTGTTCGCCGTATAGCTGACATCGATGTACCAGGTATCGCCAGCCGTGGCAGTGCCAGCACCGGTCACGGTTGCGGTGATGCCGTCTGACGTGGTGAACGCAGACCCGACATTGCCGTTGCCGACGATGATACCATCAGGATCTTCGATCTGAAGTTCACCGGTGGCCGAGGTGGTCAACTGGGTAACGACATAGCGACCCTGCTTGGCCCCCGCCGCAACAGCCGGAGATGCCGAGATCGTCGAAGTGCCGACGTTGCCGCTCGCCGCCGCCGAACCGACACCGGTTGCCGCGAACGTTCCGCCAACCACGACACCGTGGTCACCAGCCCCGCGAAACGCGGGTTGGCCGAACGCGATGCCCGCGGCAGATTCCACGGTGCGGCTGATCTTGTTGCACTTTTCTTCGTTCGCGACCTGACCCGGCAAGCCGATGGCAGGTGCTTCGGAATAAGTCGTCTGATAGGTAGCCATTGAAATGTTCCTTTCCTGGCTGAGTTAGGCCGCAGCCTTGGACTGGCCGGACTGCATGTCCTTCACCATCTGTGCGTAGGCATCGTTGGCCGATTTTTCGGCATCGCTCAGGTCTTTGGACTTGAGGCCGTCGCGAACGATGTCCCGTGTCGCTTCTGCTTCGAGGTCTTCGTCCTTGAGTGCCGCGGCAAGCGTGTCGAACGAAGTCGCGATTTGCGCGTCGTTCCAGCTTTTCGCTTTGTCGCCCAGCTTGGCCGTGACCACAGCCTTGCGGATCGAAAGCTCGTCCATGTCGTCGCCGATGGTGGTGTCGGGCGACAGTGCCTTGGCCTGCTTCACCGTCTTGGCGTAGGCGCGCGCCGCGTCACGCATCTGCGCCGGCGTCACCTTGGCGTCGTCGAGCTGCTTTTTCAGCGTGGCGATCTCGGCGTCCTTGGTCGCGACCTTCGTCACTTCCTCGGCAAGCTTGGTGTCCACGAGGGACTTGGCCGCAGCGGCGTCGGTCAACTGCTTCTGCAGTTTCTCGATGGCCTGTGCGCCCTGATCGGTGGTGTTGATGGAAATACCGTCGACCAAGACGGCCTTGAGTGCGGGAGTGTCCGCCATTGGTTTAGGTCCTTTGGATGCTTTGGATTTGCAATCGCCGCATTCGCATCCGTCAGAGATGCGGCATTGCTCTCCGCACCGACCCATCGCAACAATGGCGAGGTGGTTGGCACGAATGTCTTTCATCTGGCCGTCGTACGTTTCGCCTTCTGGCGTTTGGCCGGGTGTCATCTGGAGCGTGGCGCTGTAGCCCACACTCAATTCCTGTTTGCCACCTTCAACCTTCGAGATGGCGCCCGCGTCCGAGACCACGACCTTGCCGGCCAAGCCCTCGTCCTTGCGCATAACCGATGGCCCCGTCATGCCAACGGCAAGTTCTTTGAAGTTGTCCGCCGTTACGTCTTTGCCGGGATGATCGTCTGTGACCGGAAGATGGGCATAGGTGGCGATGGATTGGTCGGAAAACACTTCGGCGGGCGCGCGGTAAATGCGAAGCACCTTGCCGCCATCGGACAAGGGCAGCCCCAGTTCGGCTGCTGTGTATTCTTGAATGCCGGTGCGCGCGAATACCGCATCGGCCACGAGAAAACCTCTCGCGTCTTTGATGCGCCCGTTTATCGGGATGCGGTCGTGCAACATCATTGCTTTGCCAGTCCTACGATCGATTGAGCGCGGCACTTGCAGTGCGGCAGACTACCCGGCGGTCCGTCATACGGCGGCTTTGCCCAAGAATAGACCTTGCCGTTGCGCGCCTTGTGCCAGATGCGCGGATGCTCTTCGCTTGTGTGGTGCCACATGTATTCGCCAAGCCCGGCCTGTGCGGCCCTGAACTTGTCGAGATCGGCGCCAATCTTTACCGTTTGGTCGATGCCGATGTTCAAGGCCCGGCGATTGACGATTTGCAGCGCGGCGTTGAACTGCTGAACCACCTGTTGTTCCGTCAGCCCTGCCCGGACACCCGACCATGCGATGTTGGTCACACGATTTGCGATGTCATCGGCTACCGAGCGAAACAAGGCTTCGTTTCGACTAGTCGCCGCTTCAATCACCGAGGTCACATCGAACGTCGATGTAAGCGGGCTGATGTCGATATCGACGCCCGCCTTCACCACCCGCGCGAAATAGCCGATGTGCCAGGCCGAAAACTTGGCCAGCCATAAGGCAAGTCCCGCGCTACCCGCCGCCGTCATGGCCTTGCGAATACCGCTGTCCTTGGCCGTGTCGAGTTGCGTTTCGAGAAGTGTCGGTTGAACGTCGTAATCGGAATAGGCGGGCAGCACGTCCTCACGGATCGATTGCGACCAGCTTTTTACCGGTGCGAGATAGAGGAGGCCCAAATCCTTTGCTTGCGCCTGCGTCGTGGTGACGGGCCGAAGAACAATCGTGGCACTCTTCCCATGCCGTGCCGCCATCGCACTAAGGTCATACTGAGTGGCATGTAGTTGCCAGATCGATATTTTTTTCGAACGCCCAAGCAAAGCTGCGGCTGCGAGAAGTGCGGCTTCGACTTTACGGTTACGGCTTCGCTGTTCTTTGGCGAGCCTAGCCTCAAGCTCCGATTGGCCTTCTTCCATTACGCAGACGGCTTGTCAGGTTTATTGCCCGGATCAGCCGGTTGATTGGGATCGGCATTCGGATCGACCGCTGGGTCAGGCACCGGATCGACCAGCAGTCCAGCCTCGTAATCCTCAACCGCTTTCTCAAGCCCCGGGTATGTGCCTTCGTCGATCAAGCCGTTCATCACGCCTTGCGCAAGGACGGCACCGGGGACAAGTCCGGTCGTGGCGTAAATCTGCGATGCTTGAGCCTTCGCAAGTTCAACCGCCGATTTGTCTTTCTCGCTCATCTGCCAAAGTGGCGCGAATTCCCACCACAAATCTTTTGGCGTCGAGCCCAGCGCAGACGGCACAAGAAACTGGTCGAGCCTATCGAGGCGTGGCCTCAGGTATGTGTTTTGCTTGCCCGCGATGCTGTCGTAGTAATTCTGCAGGTCCATATCGCCGGTGGCGTTCAAGCCTTTCGGGCTTTGACCCAGCAAGCGTGTAACCGGCATATCTGCAGCACCAGCCGCCACCTGCAGGAAGGTGTTCACCAAGTCCGGCAGTTGCGCGAAACTAAGGGTCTTCTGTTCCCATTCCTCTTCCTTGTCGAGGATGAGGACGTTGTGTGCTGACTTTGCAGCATTCGCGAGGGCAAAACGCTTGAGCAAACTTGCCTGCCCTGCGGAATCGCCAACCGCATCACTCAAATTCGGTATCGACACCACGTCGATCTTCGCCTCATGGATTAGGGAGGCAACGCCTTGCTGTGCCAAAGCCGCGTTATGAACCGCGTCATACACAGATTGCAGGAGTGAATCGCCCCAGCAATTCAGGGCTGCGGTCTCACCTTCCGGCCTTGGCCGTGAGACAAAGCGGATAACCCGCGACGGGTGGATTTCGACCCCGGCAGCAGACCCGCCAGCACTGTAACTCTTCGGTTCCCCGAAATAGGGCGAGAACGGGTCTGTTTCGATCCCGCTCGCGTTTAGTTGCCAGCGAGCCAGCACATTGATGAACTTGAGGCCGCCCTGCTTGATTTGGCCCGGCGTAAGTTCGGTGCGTGGGTCGCCGGGACCGCCCAACAGGATTGCAGAGCCGCCGAACAGTGCATCGAGAATAAGAGCGCGATTGATCTTGTGCGATACATCGAGACGCTTTTCTTCGTTCTCAAGTGCTGTGATGTCGGTGGATTCGGCTTGCCATTCTCTCCATTCCCGCGTCATGTCGAGTGCGGGGATGTCGATAATCTTTCGCGCCACCCAATCGCCGCGATAAGCGTTAGTCAGCTCAACCGGCGAAATCTCGCGACAGGCGAAGGTGTCGCCAGCAGATTTGTCCCGGCCATAAATGCCGAGGCCTGTGATAAAGTTCGCCAGCCCGTCGAACATGCTGACCACATTGCTTTTCGCCATCACGCGGTCTCGCTCACCAGTTGGGACAGGCTATAGTTGGACCGTCGCGTGCCCTCTAATGCGTAGCGCAGCGCATCGATGACGTGATTGTCCTTATCGGCCAGGACCGGCAAAATCTCTTGCGTCTTCGGATCGACCTTCCAACTGTAATAGGTCAGTTCGTCGATGGTGTGTTTGCATCTGGGATGAACGATGATGTCGTAGCTCTTGAGGAACTCGATACCGTCATCGACCGAATCCTTGCCCTTTACCGCGGGCTTGATGCGGGGGTAACCATTTCTCCGCATGAAGCTGATGGTTTCAGGTCGCGCGCTATCGGCGGTGATCGGCCATTTATTGGAGAACGGCACGCTCGCGAATAGCTGAGGCGTGGCGTCGATCTCGCAACCGACTCTGTAGGCCTCGAAATCCACATACAGCTTGTTGCCGATTAAGAAACAGCGGATCAAAACCGTGGGATCGACTGCGAAACCCCAGTCGGCTCCGAAATAGAACCTGGCATCGGGCGGCGTTTCGAATTCTTCGGCTTTCCAATTGCGGAATACCCTCGCCTCGCTGTTGCGTTCGTAGCCACCAGCCCAAACATGATCATACTTGTCATGGTCGCGCTTCCGGTCGCGCTCCATGTCCTTGCGAAGATCGTCGGGAAACCACGGGTTGTCCCAGTAGTTGACCTCGACGCACACAAAGTCGGGATCGTCAGCGTTCTCTCGAAATAGCTTGTCTACAGGATCGGTCGGGAATCGACGGTTCCATGAGAAATACATCTCTGTGCCAGGCGACCGGAACGTCGGCGTGGCTATGTCAATGGAGTGCTGGCTTAGCGTTTGGGCTTCTTCGAACCAACCGCGATTGAAGCCTTCAAGCGACTTGATGGACGATGCTGTATGGTTTTGGAGCCCCCGGAACACCATCAGGCTTTCGTGAGGTCCAACAATTTCCGTATCGGTGATCTTGAAAAGACTTGCCGCACCGTAAGCGCTGATCTTGTCTTCGATCAGCCGCTTGACCGAGTCCTTTATCGACAATTGTATCTCACGCAGGCAGGCAGCCCGAACGTGCCGCCTCAGGCAGTCAGCGACCAACAGCCCTGCGAAGAAATGTGATTTGGCTCCGCCACGACCGCCACGAGCACCCTTATAGCGAGCCGGTTTCAGAAGCGGGAGAAACGCTCTCGGTGCCTCCAGCCGAAGTGCTTGCGGTCGGGTCAACGATCACCCATTCAATCTGTTCGATTTGCAGCGGCCCTCCATCGGGACCGGAAGCCTGAATGTTCGAAAGCTTTGGATGGACGAAGGGGGCCGCATCTTTGCCGACCATGTGCGCCTGCATCGCCTTGCCCATGTTGACGATCTTGCCCGTCTCATCGACAGCTTGGGCCCACAGGGCGCGCATTACCGCCAGCGACAGGTCAAGCGGTGTAATACCTTCAGCCGCGGCCTTCTCAGCCACTGCACGCCTACGAGCCGTTGCTTCGCTTACCGTGCCTGCCTTACGACCTGCGCCGGAGCGTTTACCGCCGCGCATGGCTGTTTGATTTCTTTGATTGCGAATTCATTTAATCAAACCTGCTGCCTGCATGTTCCGCAGGCCCCGGTGATGCTTGCTGAGGCAACAGACGGCCGTTGCTGCGCCGCTTGAACCAGCTCCATGGTCTTTCCAGCCCCGTGGCCATAACCATAACGTTTGACGATACCTACAAACTCTTCGACGTCGTGGCCGCGAATAGCATAGATCGGCAAGCCGGTGCGTTGGTTGAACTTGGGCTCTCCAAAAGCGTTTACGTCTTGGCCGCAATGGTAAAGCTCGTGCTCGACCAAGGCGCAGAACGAGGTGTCGTCACAGACTGATGCGTAGCTGGCATCGAACGTGAGGATGAAATCCGGCAGCGACCCGAACCATTCCTCGAATTGCTGTTCCTGTCTTGCCTTCGACCATTTGCCGCCTTGGAATTGGGCTCGTTCGGCTTGGCCGACTATAGAGACCATATGGCGGCTGTTAGGCTTGGAGCACCACAACATGCCGAGATGGGCATCTCTTAGGTGCTGGTGATCTGGGTTTTCGAGTGCGCTGCCGTCATTGATGAATGTGGCCTTGGCCCATTCGCAGAGATCGTGGGCGGGGATAAAGGCTGGCGCGTTGCCGTCAAATAGGCGCTGGGGCGGGCGGGGCCGTTCCGCTGCCATGTGACCATCTCAATGTTTGGGATGTTCGCCTCGGCGCAGACGCACGAAGCAATCTTGCGCCTTTTATGGGCTGCGTCTTTCCGCACGTCAACTGGAAAATCCATATGTTCGAGAAATTGCGTTGAGACCCACAAGCAACAGCGCCATCGTGAACTGATGGTGGGCGCGGACGATGGCAGATGCTTTGCCCACGCTGACGTTCTCGATCACGACCAGCTCGACAATGCGCCGGCACATCTCAGGTACCGCAGCCATGGCATCACCTTTGCGCCTCATCGCTTGGATCTTGTGATCGCCGGGGAGAGTGGCACCGCCACCGGATGCGCCGTTGCCGACCAGTATCGAACTGGCTTGAGGCAGGATTTCCGCGGTTTCCCAATCCCTTTGCAGCGCGCACGCCGCTTCGTACTGGGCGTGAGTGATTGAGCCTTTGTGGAACAGGAAGCGGATTCGATTGACGTTAACGTTTTCCTCGGTGAGTTCGTCAGCCTTCTCCCATTTCGCAGCGCCTTTCGGAGCGACCAAGACTGGAACAAACCCGTCGTGCCCAGGCTCGGCCGGTTTAAACTTCTCTGTCTTGAATGCCTTACCCATATACTCAGCCCCTTACGGTGTCGGTGTTTGTCAACGAATAGAGTTGTTGGGCCAATCGATCTCGCTCGTTGCGAAGTTCGATGAGCTTTCCCGGCCGTGCTGCGCGCCAATCGCGGTTATATTTCGCGCGACAGGTGTTGCAGTAGTAGTGTTTTGTTTCACGCACTCCGCCGCACATCGAACAAGAACTGTCACGCGAAAGTTTCCCGTGAAGCAATTCGCTCATGACCGCCACCTCTTCTTCCGGGCCTTAAGGCGCATGAGACGGTGGTATTCGGTGCGGATTGTTTCTAACGCGGCTCTATGCATGAAAAATATCGTGCAGAACCCTCTCGACGCGGTGAACCGCAGAATCCAATCAAGCCCTCGCCTGTTCCTGCAGGCTACCGCGAGCACATCCATGTTGGTCTGGGTCATGCTGCGACCTCGTCGAGCAAATTGAACTCGCGAAGGATCTCCGCCGGAACAAGGCAACCAGACTCGCGCGGCCGCGGCCCATTCTTTGGATGCCACAAGCTTTGCTCAACGAAGACGCGAACGCGGTCTCGCCAGCCCTGAAGGTTTGTGGGCTCGAATTTCACGATGCTGGCACCATGGGACTTTCCTTGTTCCGCTTTGACTGGGAACAGCCCGCGCCAACTGTTCATCGTGGATTGTTCGAGCACGGTGCGTGGGTCGTGACCTTCGCTTCGAAGCTTGGAGAGGACACCAATCGCCAATAGTTCGGCCCGCGGTGTTAACGATGCACGGATGCGCCGTCGCATTTCGATGAACTCGGACCACGCTTCGAGCGGCAACCAATCCGGCAAGGCGCTTGCGCCGTTTTTGTTTTCTTGGCTATTGGAAAGTGGCTTATGGGGCTTAAGGGGTGATTTTTCGCCCCCCTTAAGGGTTCGGAAAATTTCCTTTATTTTTCCTACGTCTACCGAATTCAGGAAAAACCACTCCCCAGACTTCTTCGCAGAAAACATTTCGTGCAACTCAGCCTCGGAACGCCCCATGTCTGTCACTGGGGCCGCCTCGATTACTTGCAGGTCTTGTCCGCGATATTGCGCCTTAATCTTTGTGAGGCGTTTAGCGGGGTCGTTGCTGATGCCGATTTTGTAGGCACCATCTGCTCTAACACCGACGAGATATATGAATCCCGGTTTGTTGTACCCAGTTGTGAGCTTTGGGTTGCCACCCTCCTTTCCAAACTTACGGGCTTCAGCAGAAAGCCTGGCCTCTTTCAACATCCGCCTGGAATAGATTGTGCCTTTGCGGTCGCGGGAAAACACGCCGTTTCGGTCTAGCTCGCCTAACAGGGCGTGGACCTCGGATTCCGTTCCACCGGTCATACGAGCGATGTCGGTTTCTTCAAGGCCCCGGCCTGCTACCGCGACGTAGCCAATCGGGTCATGTGATGCAGCGATGCAAAGCATATCCATCCAAAGTCCGCGCGCAGAGTAAGAGCACAGGCGTAGCGCGGGCTCCGCCTGCCAATCAGACCAGAAGAACTTTGACCAAACGGTTCCGGCCACTACCGGGCACCTCCCGGCGCGTCATCTCGAATTGCACTGGCCCGCATGTCGCAGAACACCTGCAGCGACGTTTCCGCGCCGTGCCGGTTCTTCAGCACGCCCAATTCAAGCTTGTTGCGAACCGGCTCATATTCGGCCAACCATTCGTTCCAACGAGGGTCATGGCTGCCAGCAGCGGGCCGTTTCTTGTCGATGTAGTAGGCCTCGCGGTAGAGCGACACCACGCAATCGGCGTCTTCCTCAATCGAACCGGATTCCCGAAGATCGGAAAGCGTGGGGTGTTTGTCCTCGCGGGTTTCGACGCCGCGGTTGAGTTGGGCCAGGGCAACAACGGGCCATCCTAACGACTTGGCGAGGTTCTTGATGCCCTTGCTGATCTCGGTGACCTCTTGGACCTTAGTGCCCCTATAACGGTCCCCTGCGGCGACCATGTGGATGTGGTCGATAACGACAAGGCCCATCACCTTCGCCTGCTTGGCGTGCTGCATGGCGATGGCGGCCATGTCTGCGATGGTCATCCCGCCGCGGTCATAGATGGAAAGATTGGTAGTGATCGCGTCCCTGGTGCGGGCGATGCGTTCGACGTGGTGAAGTTTCACCCTGCCATTGCGAAGCCATGAATAGCTGATCGGGTCGCGCCAGTTGCGGTCGTAATCGATTTCGCAAGCCGCGCGCTCCAGCAATTCCCCCTGCTGCATCTCAAGGCTGAAAAATACGACGGGGCGTCCTTCAGGGGCCTGTTGGCACGGAAGGCTGGCCCTGAGCGCGGTGCGCATCCCCAGCGCGGATTTTCCCATGCCGGGACGGCCGGCGTAGACAATATAGTTTCCAGCGTGCAGGCCGCCCAACGCTTCGTCCAGCCGGTCTAAACCGGTGGTGACGAACGGAACGGTCTTGCCGTTGGCCGCATCCTCGGCACGCCTCACCATCTCGTCAAAGGCATCCGGTGCCGTGGTGAACCGTGATTTCTGGCGGAGGGCCAAAGCCTGATCGCCTACCTCTGCGACACCGCGAAGCGCCTTTTCTACCGGCGTGGACAGAACGCGGATGGAATCCCGCGCCAGGTCAAGTTCCTGATCGGCGATGCGCCGCAGCGCGAGGTCGTGGACTATCTTGGCGAGCGCGACGGTCTGTCTGCAAAGGTCGCGGCTGTTGGCATAGGCGCGAGCGCCCAAAATCAGATCCGCAATGAAGCCAAGGGCACCTTCTTCGCCGAACTCCGCTTTGTCGCTCAACTTGCCCCTGATCGTGAAGGGATTGATTGCGGCCTGCGCATTGTCGAGGTCGAGAATGGCTGTGAATATCTCAGCATGCGACGACCAAACGAAATCAGGCGAGCTGGCGTGCCCGGCCGCGGCCGATATCGCTCCTTCCTCGCAGCCAGCAATCATCAAGCCAAGCAGCGCCTGCTCAGTCTCGCTATCGGCAAGTTGGGCGTCCACGAAAGGTTGGGCCATCGCGTTCATGCCGCCCTCCCAAGCCGTTCATATTCTGCACCGGCATTCCACGCCCTTGCCATTTCCTGGGCTTCGGCAAACACTCGCTCTGCCGCACGAAGGTCACGTTCGGCGATGCGCCGATATTCCTCCATCTTCTGCGCGAAGGGCGGATAAACGTCTGCCAGTCTTTCAATCCGATTGGTGGTGAGCATCAGACGTGCCCCCCGTTGAAATAGCTGAGCGCAACGCCCACGGGCCCTGCTGGCGCTCCATCTGCCAACTTCGGCAATGCATCACGGATGACTGGAAGCGGTGTTCCGAACTGCAGGGCAATCGAAAGGATCACCGCTGTTTCGCGAGCCACCGTGTTCGCCGTGCTGCCTTCTTTCCCGGCATTCAAAAAAAGCTCTGACAACTCGCCTTTCCGATTCCATCCGAAATGCGCGGTGTAGCTCACCCCTTCATGGGAGAAGGATACGAGTTCTGCGTTTCTACGTTGGGGGAGACGGTTGCGGGTCATGCAACCTCTGCAGCAAACATATCGTGTTGCGCGTCCACGGCGTCGAGATTTCCGCAAGCTTGGCGCCAATAACTTTCCTTGAGTTCGACGCCCACGAAGCGCCGGCGCAGCTTCAGCGCGCCATAGCCTTCGCTGCCAATGCCCATGAATGGCGAAAAAATGGTATCGCCTGGGTTCGACCACATGATGACGGCCCGCTCGATCACGTCGAGTTGAAGCGGGCATAGATGGCGTTCGTCTTTTGCTTCGCGCGCCAGCTTCACGTTCAAAACATTGGATTGCTCAACGCTCATCCAAACCGGAGACGCCCACTCCTGCCACTGATCAAGCGGAAAACCGGATGGCGTGTGCGCGATCGGTTCGTCGTTGAGGCCCGGCTTCATGAAGGTCAGAAGATAGTCCGGCATGCCGCCGCGCGACTTTGAGCTATCCTTCTGCAGCTGCTTGTAGAGAAGCCCGACGTGCTTTGTGCGGGTCATTTCCACAACCGGGCATTTCCAGATTGTGCGCCGGGAATGCAAAATCCATCCGGCGTCTTCATGAATGCGGATAATTTCACCACTGAAATCCTTGATCCCGATTGCGCCGTCTTTCCATTTGGTCAGCGGAAGATCGGAACAGTGAACAGCGGTCAGCCTGCCCGGCTTCGTGATGCGAAACTTCTCGCGAACCTCATAGGCATAGTGTTCCGAGAATTCCCCATCGCTGGACGAATTGCCCATGTCCGCGATGCTGTCCGAGTAAACGAACAATGAGCCAAACGGGGGACTGTAGACGCTCAACCCAACGCAGGCGTCGGGAAGTTGGCGCATCACCTCCACGCAATCGCCCTGGTAGGCAATATATTTCCGACCGATCTTGGAATTCAGACAGTTCACGATGCCATCAGCCACGGCGGTACCTCTGCATAGTGCGTTGGGTTGTAGGAAACCTTGGTCAGTACTTCGCGGCCAAGCGCGCGGCGCATCGCAGCGCTCATCATGCGTTTCATGCGGATATGGTCCGCAGATTTGCGCTCGATCACGCGGCCGATCTGATCTTCACCCTCGGCTATGGCTAGATGAACATGAACGGCCTTGGTCTGGCCGAAGCGCCAGCAGCGGCGGACTGCTTGGTACCATGTCTCATAAGAGAAGCTCCGGCCAATGAACGCCATGCGCGCGGCATGTTGCCAATTAAGACCATGGCCCGCGATAGACGGCTTTGTGATGATGATGCGAGCCTGCCCTTCCGAGAATGCCTCGATCTTTTCTTCCTTTTCCTCAATCGACATTGAGCCGCGAACCTCGACGGCATCGGGGATGCGGGCAAACAAAGCGTCGGATTCATAGTTCGTGTCACACCAGATAACCCATGGCTGATTTTCGTCATGGGCTAGGCGTGCGATTTCGTCGGCGCGCGCATCGCTTGTGGCGCGCTTGATTTCGTGGATATTGGTCGCGTTGGCGTCAGCCGCGAACAATCCGTCCTTGGGCAAATCGGAGCGGGCGCCGGTTTGGTGCTTGATGACTTCCAGTGGGGGCAGAAAATATTCGCTTGCGTCGTGGCCGAAGTCGGCGGGCGTTTCCGCCATGCAAGCCCATGACGCCATCCAGTCCCAGAATGCCTGCTCGGCATGGCCCTTGAGCCGCCATTGTTGCGAGGCCGTCGAGGTATCGTTGATGAAAAACTTCGACAACATCTCAACGGAATTCATGATTCCAAGGAATTCGCCGTGCTGGCCCAGTTCCATGTGATCGTTCGGCGCTGGCGTGGCCGACGCGGTGAGGCGGAACCGATGGCTTTTGAAAGCGTCCCGCAGGCCGCGCGAGGTCGCGCCGCTGAAATCTTTGAGGATTGAGCTTTCGTCCAGCGTCACCGCGCCGAATGCCGATGGTTCCAGCCTTTCGAACCGGTCATAATTGCAGATGTTGATACCTGGCCGCGCCTCGGATTGGTCACGGATCACGCGGGCGTCATATCCGAACTTGCGCGCCTCGCGTTCGATCTGCTTGGCGACGGCGAGCGGCGTTCCGATAAGCGCCATCCCGTTCGATGCTTCTGCCGCCTGTCGGCTGAACTCCAATTCACAGACGGTTTTGCCCATCCCAGTATCGAGGAAGTTGCCAGCCCTGCCCGTGCGAAGCGTGAAAGCCGTCGCGTCAACCTGATGCGGTTTCATAAACGAAGGCATGGCGGCGGGCTCAATGCCACGCTTGGGAACGGCAACAATCTTTTTGGAGAGAAAGTCTGCGTAGTCGCTCATGCCGCGCACCTCCGCTCGAATTCTTTTGTGCGAAGCGGAATGCCAAACTCGCGAAGCGATTCCAGCGCCTCGTCTATGGTCCGAACGGTTTCAACACGCGCGCCCGATTCCGCGATGCGGGCATGGCAATCGCGTTGAACCGGCGATAGCTTTCCGACAGGGCTCTTGAGTTCGAGGAAGTAGGCGTTGCCGTGATGGATGAACGCTAGGTCAGGAACACCACTGACGACGCCCTGCCCGATTAGGATTGCCGCCTCAGCGCGCTTCCTGTAGCCGCCATTAGGCACGGCATAGAAAAACACCGACTTCGGAAGGACTGCGTGCAGCACTTTGACAAGTGCGCGCTGGAAATCCTGTTCCGGTCGGCTGATACGTTTTTTCTTTGGAACTTGGTACACTTTGAAACTTCCGACAGCTTGTAACGACCCTGTTCTTGTTCTCTCGCGTCAGCCCGACGCGGTGCTTAGGTACTTCGTCGCTTTGCCGTTTTCACGACACGCGCACGATTGACGGCGGCCAAAATCTGTTGAGCTTCTATGCCGTACAGATTGCGATAAATGCGGTCCCCGTTGCTTTCGCGAATTGAAATTGAGAGCGAAATATTGCCTTCACCGTCCGGTCTCGGAACGATGGTGATTTCGCGAGGCAACACAGACAGCACCGCGGCGTTAGGGTTATTATTGTCCGAAATTGCAGCGGCTATGCTCATGCGAACGCCCACCCCAAAATCATCCAGAACAAAGCACCCAATCCAAATGCAGCTATGAGCATTCTTCCGCTACCGCTTGGATCGGATGTGAAATCGTTTGCAGGTTCGGGCATGTCGAGTTCGGCGCGGAGCTTGCGGTGAACCCTTGTATGACGCAGAGCGTATTCGCGGGCTGGAAGGCGTTCGTATGTGCGGAAGGTCATGCGCCCTCGCCCGAAGCATCTGTCGGCTGCACGGCAATGCTTCCGCAGGAGCTATGATAGAGACCTTGCTCGCCCCGCATGAACCTAAGGGGCGCACTATCCCACGAGCTTGAACAAGGGCTTTCGCCATAAGCAAACCGGCCGCCGCATTTGCAGCACCGCGTAAATAAGTGGCGCCGAAGGTTCTGCCAAGGATGGATTTGGAAATTCCAGTGCCAGAAGTGCCAGCGAGGGTGCTTCCATGCGGGCCGCGTCCACCGCAGCACGCAGCCGTAGATTATCGACGCCGCGCGGTCGATACGATCTTGCCGACGCTCAATCCCGTACTTTCCGGTGATAGAAGAGTGCATACTATCGACCGGGTTTTCGGCAAAGTGTAGAATGTGGGCAAGGTGCTTCTGAATGAACCGATCCGCCGCTCCACGTCCATCGAAATGCTTGAATGCCGCGATGCGAAACATATCCAGCACGATTGCCATGGTCGAAAATAGCGGGTTGCCTTCCTTGTCAAACCATCCGCCGTAATCGGGATCCCAGTTGAACGCGAAGTCAGCCTTGATCTTTTCTAAGACAGACTGATCGCCGTGACGGCAGCGCATGAACCACCCACATGAATCGTCTGATCCATCCCTTTGCGGGTCGCGGTGCCAAATTGTTATGAAGGAGGCGCGGTAGTCTTTTTCCCAAGGCGTCTTGGCATTCGGATAAGCGCGCCACGGATAGCGAACTTCAAAGGCAACTGTGTTTGGGTCGTGCATTATGCCGCCTCTCTCATATCTGCCAGCCACCACGGAAAGGTTGGCTCGTTGAATTTGAGAAACGCCTTCAACGATTCACATATCGTCTCAACAGCTAGGATGAACTGTGTCTCGCGGCGTTTGCGTTGGTGGTAGCGGGAGAAGGTCATGCGGCCTTCGCATAGTCGGGCCGCCAATTCCAAACAGGATCGGCGTTGGATATTTCAGGAAGCAGCGAGCCGTCAATTTTGTCAGGCCTTACCCATTTCACCATGAAATCATATTCGCCGCGGCGTTCGACGCGCCACACGCATCCCTCGGCGGCATCAAGCAACCCGTGGTCGCCGACGCCATGCCCCTTCATCGCCTCTGCTACCGAAATTGGAGCCCCGACGCTGATCAGCTTTGGCATCGGGATTGAAAACTTCTGGCAGCGGTCTCGGAGTTCTGCGAAGGCTAAACGCTGCGGTCCAATCATCAGATCGAATGCTGCAAAGGGGCCATTTGGAAGCGCATAACGCGAGCCGTGGGCTTGGGCCATCCATTCTCCGACTAAGCGTTCGCCCGGCCTCAGAGCTTCTCGCCAAAATCCTTCACGCCTGCGAACCCAATCTGCGAACAACTGGTGTTGCTCGTATTTCGACGTTTGGGCGAGATACCCGGCGCGACCCAAGGCATAAATGTCATCGCCCACGCGGCAGACGCCTACATTCGACCCATCCAGTTTTTCCGTTACGATGATTGTGTCATGTCGGTCACGCGCCTTTTGAGTGGCGATGCGCTCTTGCCCTTCATGGCAGGCATGATCCGCCGGCCCCATTCTGCTTGTCGGCAGATGCGGGATTGATCCATAATTTTTCTGGCCGAGCGGCTTCATGTTGCTTGCCTCCGCGCATGAGCATTGACCAAGCGTGTTACTGCTTCCGTCATTTCAGCTTCGCCGGGACGGATAAGGCCGACATATTCGGCAAAGTCGGCCGCGAATTGCGGGTCGTTCCGGCAATACTCAACCAGATTGTCGAAACTGATTTTGGATTTGCGCTGGCGGATATTGTGAACCGCTCGTTCCGTCATGCCGGTTTTATCAACGATCTCGGCAACAGGTTCGCGCGCGACTCTTGCGGCTAGCCAATCCTGATTTTCCTGCTTCGCGTCACGTATAGAACTGTTCGGTGACCGGCGTGCGCTAACTCTTCGGTTAAATGATCCGTTGGAACTTGGCATCTGCCCCTCGCATATTGGTTCGCGTGGGGCGGGCGTTCTTTCATCCCATTTATAGCTGACGAAATAATCCGATGACGGCGTTGGCGCGCTGTCATCAAATTTGTACGCAAGTGAAGATGTCGAGAGCATTGTTAAGCGGCTCCCTCTGAGATTTCGCCCCTGGCAGGGGCAGAGGGGTTGCGGATACTGCCAGGGGTTTCGCCGCGCGATGTGGCCCGCGCAGGTTCAAATTCGTGATTGCAGTTCGGGCAGGAAATGGTGCGCGAATGGTTGAGCAGTTCTATCGCGCGGCGCTTACTTTTTATTCTGCGGATGTGACCGCGCACTTCGAGTTGCTTCAAAACGCGAGCGGCGACCCCTACGTTTGGAAGGTCGAGCGCCATTTTTATTTCACTGCACGATGGCGCATAGCCGGCGGTGGCGACGCTCTCTTCGATCAAGCGCAGGCAGGCCACAGCTCTTGCGGTGAGACGTCTCATGACAACCCCTCCCCTGCAGTAACAGCAGCAATAGAAAGCTTGCCGAAACAGCTTAGAGACGCAGTGCTTCGATTGAAGAACGTGCGGATTGTTGAGCCTTGAGATGACGCATTTGGCGAATTTGCTGGCGTCCGGCATAGTGCCCCGCTGTCCGCAGGGGGGATTTGCCGATGGAGCACCACGCGCCGGTCAATATGTTCGTGAAGTTGGCAAAATGGTTTGCCGACTTTGCAGCGATGCCGGGAAGAATTGCGCGGCTGGCCGAACTCAAGGAGGCGGATGCCGATGGGCGCCTTCGCTGCACCTCGTGCGGAACCGGGCGCGTTGGCGAATTTGTCAAAATCCGCACCGATTTTGGTTCTACCACCAAAGGCGTCTGCAATGCGTGCAAAGCCAAATGGGTTGTTTCCGGCAGTGGCGACAGATTGGTTTTTTTGGACAGTTGATCGGCGCTCGCTCATGTCGGCGCGCCTTTGTGCAACTGTTCCATATATCGGCAAAGGACGATGCGGATTGGCGCCGCTATGTCAGAAGTGTCCGAATTTTCCTGCAAAACGGCGAGTTTGCCGCAGAGATAACCGAGAGACATCAGTGCTCGTTGCGCAAGTTCGATCTCGGTAAAATCTTTCAGGAAATTTGGCACCGCAGCTGGCCTGCCCGCCGCGATTTCTTCTGTGGTTTGAGAGCCCCCGGTGTGCATCTAGGCGGCACTCCGGGTGGGCTCTTCCGGCAAATCAAAAAAATCGTTGGCAGTGATTTCACCAGCGGTGCCGTCGATGATCTTTTGGAGAACTTCAGGCTCTGGCACGCGTCCGCGCTCATATCGACCGAAAGCAACCGCCGACACTTCGAACAGCCTTCCGGCCTGCTCTTGGCTCAATTTGCGGTCTTCCCGCCATTTTTTGAGTTTGCTCATCGGAAAACACGATGAACCGAAGCGGTATTAAAGTCAACCGTTCCGGTAGTGGTATCTACCTAACCGCTGCGGTTCACTGGGGCATGAATAGAATCGCAAAACTTCGAGAGGACCGCGGTTGGTCTCAGCAGGATTTGGCCGACCGGCTGGAAACGACCGCTGTTTCGGTAGGTCGGTATGAAAAGGAAGACCAGCGGCTGACCCTCCCTTTGCTACGCAAGATTGCTGAGGTTTTTGGCGTTTCGGTAGCTGACGTGATCGGCGAAGCAGGCTCGCAGCCGGGAACAATCCCGATTCCGGCCTACGACATCCGGGCGGCCGGAGGACCTGGGGCCTTCAGCGACGAGCAAGAAGAGCCGCCGCACTACCTCTATTTCCGAGAGCAGTGGATTCGGAAGCTTGGTCGCCCGAACTTTCTCGTTGTGTTGGAGGTGTCAGGCGACTCGATGTGGGAAACCCTGCACGACGGCGACAACGCCCTTGTCGATCGATCTCAAGTAAACCCGCGCCGAGAGGGCCTTTACGTTATCCGGATCGATGATGTGCTGCAGGTCAAGCGGATCAGCATGCACCCTGTCACCAGGCTACTCACGATCAAGAGTGATAATCCTGCCTATCCCACCTATGCGGATGTGAACCCGGATGACATTGCTGTTGTTGGTCGGGTGGTTTGGATCGGGCGCTCGCTTGGATGATTGGCCTGGCTTATGAAAATTGACGTTCGGCGAGTGGGGACGATCACGTTTAACGAAGCTGCTGAGCTAGTTGCGAATATTTGGATAGGCGGCGCCCCTGGGATACCTCGCAAAGAGGTAACTATCACTTGCACAATCGGCGCTGCTGCTAGCGCCATTTTCGAAGGTCAAAAGACGAACCCAGAAGACCTTCCGGAACTCGAAACGGCGCTCTGGGCCTACCGTGGCAGTGTCTACAATATTTCCGGCGATGTTTCTCCGCTTCTCTCCGCAGCACAAGTGTCGCTATTGGTTCGCAATGCCGCTTTGAAAGATGACCAAGAATGGGACCGCCTTGAGCGCGCGGTAACAACCGCAGAACAGCTCGTCGAGCTTTCCTCATATAAGCGTGAGCCTATATCGGAAGCCGTTCGAATGTTCGTGTGGCGACGCGATCAGGGGCGTTGCACCAAATGCGGCAGCAGCGAAAAGCTAGAGTTTGACCACATAATTCCGCACTCGAAAGGCGGCGGCAATTCGGAACGAAATATCCAATTGTTATGCGAGCCCTGCAATCGGTCGAAGTCCGCGAAAATCTGATGCTTGCATTCCCATCCCAGTGTTCTTTGGGGTTGGGCTAACTACTGGACGGAATGCTCCAAGCGGACAGCGTTGGCGAAAATCGCCACAGAAGTAACTTGGCGCATGGCAGGCTCGGTGAGTGATTCCGTGGCAACCGCCAGAAGCGCGTTATACTGCTCCTGAAGCTGCTGGACCTCACGGTTCATCGCCTCAAGTGCGGTTCGCTGCTGGTTGAGGCTCTGAATGAGGCTCTTTCGTTCGGCTATCACGGCTTGCAAGGCCGACCCAGGTTCCGGGATGGCCATGCCTTGGGCCTTTGCCTCGTCGAGCCATTCACCAATGGCGCCCCGAGCGTCGGCGAGTGCGTCTTCCTGAGTCTCGCCGTGACCCATGCAGCCGGGAAGATCAGCGACAAATGCAGCAAAACCGCCACCATTTTCGGCGGTCTCGGGTACGACGGCGATTGTGTACACTTTGTCCATTTTCAAGCTCCTGGCCGATTTCGGAAGGCATCGGCTAAGGCCACTAGGTTACGTATATAGCATGACTTAACTGGTTTGCGCGCGGGAACCGTTAAAATGCCGCGAATACCTGGGGCCACGATCTTGTAATGGCTTCCCCGGGTAGGCGGTTTCATCGTCATGCCAGTTTGGCGGCACAAGGTTTCAACGTCCTTTACGGTCCAATCTCCAGCAGGGTTTTTCCGCATCTTTTCCAACAGCTCGCAGGGCGTGGCCACTGGCGGCGTTGGGCTTTGGGGCTGGGGTTGCACTGGCAATTTCGACATCTGCTAGGCCATCTGTCCTACACGCTCCTACTAGTTCCAAACGGTAGAGTCCATCGTAGGTTGAACAACTAGTTACCGCCCCACCCCAACTCAGGAGGCAGGCGCTGTCCTCGGCGATTGATCGGGTTGCCTGCCGGTCGAACCGGACCCCACCCATAGCCGTGAGGTATTGGGCTGGCGGGCGGCAAACAGGCCCAGCCTCCAAGTACTTACGATTTTCTGCCATCCCGGTTCATAAATGTAACCGTTTCGGTTGACAACTAACCGGACCGGTACTACCTTCCCCCTCAGACGATTACTGATGGGTGAGAGAGCGTTCCTCCCCATCGAACAACCCGGTGGAGCAGGCGAATGGGCAGCGACGCAAAATCTAACACCACTCAGGAAATCAGGACCTCTCTCAACAAGCTTCTGACTCGGATCGTTGGCGCGGCTCTCTCGCAGCCCGAGCGTGTCGCCCTAAGCGATCTGATCGTTGACTGTTATACAAATCACCACATCAGCCGCGCCGAATACCATTCAGTGATGGCGTCACTCTGATGGTTGCGCCAATCGCAGAACGCCTATTGGCGGCATGTAACGGTTATCCGTCAGCGCCCATCAAATGGCCGCATAGACTACTGCACGAAGCCGTTGAAGCTCTCAACGCGAGTAAGGCTGCACTTAATTTGGTCAAGGACGCAATACCAACAAACCCACTACACGCCCTTACAACATATGAAATACCGCACGCCACTTTTATAGCGTGCGGGACTGCGCGCTTAATTCTGGAAGGCGTCCCCGCCAAAGCAGAGGGCGCACAATGAACGCCCCCGCTCTGGAAATAACTGGAAAGGCGACGCAGCAACAAATCGCGCTGGTGAAGTTCGCTGATGATGCCGAAGCAACGGGCGTCAAGACGAGCCTCTACTATCGCCTATACCCGCAAATTATCGCCGCGCGCGCCGCCGCCGCAAAAGCCGAAGGTGCGCAATGAACGCGCCAGCACAATCCGGCGAACTAACTTCCGACCTGCTGGCCGCACTGCGTTCAATAGCGCACCTGCTTTATGAACAAGCAGCCCGAGATGGTGGCGAAGTACGCGAGGCATTTCAAGTTGCCCGCGCTGCAATTTCCAAAGCGGAGTCCGCCCAATGAACACCGCTCTTACACGCTGCTACTGCGAAGATTGTAAGTTCTGCGCTGCGCCGGAAGGCATGAAGTTTGCCAAATGCCATGCACCGCAGAACGTGTTGTCGTCGTCCGGCGACGATCTGGTATCGCGCTCGCTCGAAAAGAAAACGCAATGGCGCATCGAATACTGCTCAAGCCATCGCGGTAATATCGGCACACAAATCTGCGGACCAGACGCCGCTTGGTTTGAGCCAAAAGATGTCGAGCAGGTAGCGGCATGAGCAATCGCATCCTCACCCTCGCAGCCATTATCGGAGCCCTGATCTTCGTCGCAGGTCTCGTTCACCTCATCAACCATTACCACAGGGGGATGATGTGATCCGGTGCTGCGACCTCTGCGAAGACGAACTCTATTCCGACGATGCTGGAATAGATGTCGGTCAATCCTGCATCTGCCAATCATGTTTCGATGTGGGCATGAGTTATTCCATGGATGAAATGTCTATGTGGCTGAACCATGTGTTTGACAGCGAACAATTTCAAGTCGCGAAAGCGGCGTAACGGGTTTGGAGACGAAGATGGCAAAGGAATTAACGTTAGAGCAGCTTGGGCTTTCGCAGGATGATTTGGCTGCCAAACTGGTTGACCGGATCGCTGAGAACCTTCTTACCAGCCTCGATTACGACGAGGAAGGCGGCGAGTGGCGCTCAAAAAGCCCATTCGCCAAAAAACTCGACAAGATGATCAAAGATCGCCTCGACGTGATCATAAACGACATGGCGGGAAAGCATGTTCTACCCGTGGTCAATGAACTAGTTGAAAATATCACGCTTCAGGAAACAAACAAATGGGGCGAGAAGCGCGGCACTCCTGTGTCGTTCAAAGAATACCTCGTGCAGCGCGCGGAAGCTTGGATGACCGAGCAGGTAAACTTCGAAGGCAAGCCAAAGGGCACCGATAGCTACAGTTGGTCACCTCACGGTACCCGCGTTTCACACATGATCCACAAGCATCTGGAATACGAAATTGGCACTGCCATGAAGGGCGCGATGCAAAACGCCACGACATCAATCGCCAAAGGCCTCCATGACGCGGTCAAGATTCAAATCAATGAAGTGGCATCAAGGCTTCGCGTGGATGTGAAGCTATGACCCCCACCAATCTCCCAATGAACTTCCCAGCGCAAGTTCTAAAGCTCTGGACTGTTCGCTCCAACCCTCTCGACAGCATGTCGGCAGATGAAATCAAGAGGCGCATGAAACTTGGCGCAGACACACGGTCTCATTTCGAAGCTCTGACACGTGCGAACAGGGCGAAGCAGCTTAACAAATTGTTGGAGAACTGAAATGAATACCTGGCTCACAGATGCAGATGGCAATCGCTGCTCAGTGGAATATTTCGGAACACGCGAAGCCGCTCAAGCCGCGCTCGACAGCCTGAAAAATTGCAAGAACTGTACAAACTGCTCGCGCTGCTCGGACTGCTCGCACTGCTCGTACTGCTCGGACTGCTCGGGCTGCTCGCACTGCTCGCACTGCTCGGGCTGCTCGCACTGCTCGGGCTGCTCGGGCTGCTCGCACTGCTCGCGCTGCTCGGACTGCTCGCACTGCTCGTACTGCTCGGACTGCTCGGGCTGCTCGCACTGCTCGCACTGCTCGGGCTGCTCGCACTGCTCGGGCTGCTCGGGCTGCTCGCACTGCTCGGGCAAGAAAAATGTTGTTTCGGGTGTTGAAAAAGCCGACTCAGGCCCTCCGCCAATTCCGGTTATCCCCGACATTCACAAAGCCGTGTATGCAGCGGCATCCGCGCCCGGCTCGCTCGACATGCGCGATGTTCATACCTGCGAGAAAACACATTGCCGTGGCGGCTGGGTGGTGACGCTTGCCGGGAAAGCCGGGCACGACCTCGAAGAATTCTACAACTGGGAACTGGCCGCGATGCTGATCTACGACGCCAGTGATCCGGGATTCAAAATTAACCCCGCTCGTTTCTATGACGAGAACGATGTCGCATTGGCCGACATGAAGAAATTGGCCGAGGGCGCCCATGCCCAATAACCCCACCCTCTATCTCATCTGTCTGGCCTGCGCTGCTTGTTTGGTGATGCTTACCGGTTGTCACGATCCGTTGTCGAACGATCAAATCATCGAGGCGGTGAGGAAATGCAATAAGGCCGGGCTGCAAACTCAAACGCTGATCGACATTAATTACAATGTCGTGCGCATTCAATGTGTGCCCAAATGATCGGCTCCCACGCAGACATTCGCCCGCATCATTATCGCATGGCAAGGCAACAATCCTATTCCATGCGGGAAGCTCATCTCGTTTCTCTCAAGCCTCTTAGAGCTTGGTGGCCTGATTTAGCAGCAGGGGTTTGTCTGTTCGTGGTCTTCGCAATCGTGGCGGTGATGTGATGGCGCTTCCGCTTCGCTCGTTTGTCATCGAACAAGATGTGCCGAGAATCCTGCCGCGCTGCCTGTTCGCTGCCGGGCGCAAATCATTCGAAGTCACGGTCTACTTCGATCTCTCGTCGGATGAAATCATGGATGAGGTGTTCGAGACACTTCCTTTGGCCGAACATGGCTGGTCGCGCAATCGCTGTACCGCACGTCACCGTGACAAGAACATCTGGATCATAGCGAGGAGCTGACATGACCGCGAGCTATGAATATTGGTCGAACGCATTGGGTGGCATCTTCGGGCCGGTTCACGACAGCGACCCGCAAAGTGGCTTTTTCCGCAAGCGAGCCTACAAGGCTGGCCCGTTCCTGCCGGTCGCCATCTTCGAGCATGACGGCAAAATCGTGGCCCTTGTCGATAGCAAGCCAGCAGATGCAGCGGAAATCTGGACCTATGTCTGCCAGCACCCAATCGCGGAGCAATGGTATCGCGACAAGATCGACGGCAAGCCGTGGCCAGATGAAGACGCATCGGTAACGGAATCCATCGCGCTAGCGGATAACGCATTTCGCCCCTTCCTTGATACGGGATATTCCGTATCGATGGATGGAAAAGTTAAGGGTCCGAAGGGAAACTTGCTGTCACCGCGTTCGAATGGACAAGATTATCAGCGCGTTCAACTGGGTTCGTATGGCGACGAATACATTCATCGCATGGTTGCCATTGTATTCCACGGCGAGCCTCCTACCCCAGAGCACCAAGTCGATCACATAAATTCTAATCGCGCCGACAATCGAGCTGCTAATCTGCGATGGGTAAGTAAGGATGAGAACCTTGCGGACCGCGATATCGCTAAGGGCGAAGATCATCACAACGCGAAAGTAACTGAGGCGCAGGTCCGTCTCATTCGAGAGGGCGTTCATTATTCCGGCCGAGATAACGACCTTGCCTCGGCGTTCGGTGTGTCGCGCGAAACGGTCCGCGACATCCGTCTCGGCAAAGGCTGGTCTCATGTTAAGCCGAGTGGCGGCATCGGTGACAACAATCCGCCCACCGATGAAGCCGAGACCATGCGCGAGCAAATCGAGGCGGCGGCAAAAGGCGTGGCCGACTACGCGCAGATTGCCGATGACGAAACGGCGGCAAAAGCCCAATCGCTGCGTTCGCGGCTGCTTGAACTGAGCGGTGACGCGGACAAGAAACGTGAGGCCGAAAAGAAGCCGCACCTCGAAGCTGGGCGCGCCGTCGATACGAAGTGGCAACCACTGGTGAAGGCGGCAAAGGCGGCGGCAGATACGATCCGCAACGCACTGAGCGCGCACGAGACCCGCAAGGCTAATGCTGCTGAGGCGGCCCGTAAGGCTGAAGATGATCGCCAAAAGGCTCTGGCTGAAGCGTTGGCAAAGAATCCGCAAGCGCCCGTGGCCATGCCGCAGCCGACTCCTGCGCCCATCGCGCCAACCACGACGATCCGTGGTGCCTACGGGCGCGGCGCTGCGGTCAAAGTCGTGAAAATCGCCACGGTCGAGGACTACGACGAGGCGACAACCTATTTCCGCAATGACGCCGAATATCGCTCCGTCATCGATAAACTGGCGCAGCGCGCCGTTGATGCTGGCTACACCGTGCCGGGCGTTTCCGTCTCCTCAGAAAGGAAAGTCGCGTGAGCAACGAAATCACAACTCAATCCCAGAGCAAGGCAGTCTCGCTCGAACAGGTTCTGATCGGCGGCGACCTCGCAAAGCTGACGCCGGAGCAGCGCGTTGATTATTACAACCGCGTCTGTGAAAGCGTGGGGCTCAACCCACTGACACAGCCGTTCGCCTACATCACGCTGAACGGCAAGCTGACGCTATACGCGCTCCGGGCCTGCACCGATCAGTTGCGTTCCGTCCATGGAGTTTCCGTCGAGGAAATGAGCGAAGGCGAGCGCGACGGCGTTTTCATCGTGACAGCCAAGGTGCGCGACAAAGACGGCCGCACCGACATTGCCAAGGGTGCCGTCAACATCAGCGGGCTCAAAGCCGAGAACCTGGCCAATGCTCTGATGAAGGCGGAAACCAAGGCGAAGCGCCGGGCTACTCTGTCGATTTGCGGCCTTGGCATGCTGGATGAAACCGAGGTCAGCGATATTCCTGCCGTTCGCGCCCAACAGCCTCCGCCATCACCAGCGCCAGCGCCTGCATTGACACCGCCGCCCGCACCGATGGGCTCTACCCCCAAGCCGAATGCGGCAATGAGTTGGGTCGCGGAGCAGATGGAAGTTATTGCGGCGATCAACAGTCCGAAAGTGATGTCTGAATGGGAGCAAAAGAACGAGAAAGCGATTCTAAAATTGGCCTCCGTCGATAAAGAGGCCCACGAAGAACTGCTCGCCTATGTGATGAAGCAGTATAAGTGGCTGGGCTCCGCAGCAGCATGAGCCGCGCCCTTCTCATTCTGCGTTCCGACGCAATCCGAGCCAAGGCAATCCATTGGATTTCCCGCCTGCCGGAAGGAACGCGCGTGGAATTCAAGGAGCCGCAACGGTCCTTGGATCAGAACGCAAAAATGTGGGCAGGTTTAACTGACATTGCGGCTCAAGCAACACACGCCGGGCGGAAGTGGTCCACAGACCAATGGAAATGTTTGTTTTTATGCGCCCTTGGAAGAGAGACTCAATTCATCCCGTCGCTGGATGGTCAGGGCTTTATCCCATACGGCCAATCGTCATCCGATCTTTCCAAGAAGGAAATGACCGATTTGATTGAGCTAATGCAAAGCTGGGGCGCAGAGCACGGGGTCACGTTCCATGAGCCATCCGAATTGCAGAAGGCGAAAGCTGCGTGAGGCAGGCAATCACTCCGGCGATGAAGGTTCTTTGCCTCCTGCACCGGGCCGAGGTCACTTGTGCAATCTGCGGCGAGCCGGTCTTGCCGGAAGACGATATCGAATGGGATCATATCTGGGCTTTGACGCATGGCGGGCCGCATACCTATTCAAACCTGCGACCGCTTCACTTCGCCTGCCACAAGGTCAAGACGAAGGCCGACATCCAGGCCCGCGCCAAGGTGCGCCGCATCACGGGCGAAACCAAAGGTCGCGTCTCTAAGCCACTTCGTTCTCGCGGGTTCGACAAAACGAAGTCACGCAAATTCAACGGCACAGTAGTCCCACGTCCCACAGCTACAGGGGGAGAGAGATGAGCGAACGATTGCGGGCGCTTGATCTTTTCTGCAAGGCGGGAGGTGCATCGATGGGCCTGCATCGTGCGGGCTTTGATGTGGTCGGCGTCGATATTGAGCCTCAGCCGAACTATCCTTTTCAATTCGTGCTGGCAAACGCCTTGAGCTTCGATCTGGCGGGCTTCGATTTTATCTGGGCCTCGCCACCATGCCAAGCACATACCAACGCCCAACGCATCCGCAAGAACACCCATCCTGATTTGATTGACCCTATCAGGATGCGGCTGAAGGCTGCTGGTCGGCCGTACTGCATCGAGAATGTCGTAGGTGCGCCGCTTCGCGAGCCTATCGAATTATGTGGCACGATGTTTGCCCTGAAGACCTATCGTCACCGGCAGTTCGAATGTTCATTTCCGATTATGCAACCAGCGCATCCGCCGCACATGGTCAGGCAAACGAAAATGGGCCGCAAGCCTGTACCTGGCGAATTCATCCAGGTTGTCGGCAATTTCTCTGGAGCCCCTTTCGCTCGTGAAGCCATGGGTATGCCGTGGGCTACGCGTGACGAGTTAAGAGAAGCCATCCCGCCAGCCTACGCAGAATACATCGGACGCAATGCAATCCAACATATCGATATAAGGAAGGCAGCATGAACACGGAAACCCAATTACATTCGCAGGTTCTCGCGGCAATCAATACAGTCTTGAGTGGTCACGCATTTGATGGGGGACAGCTAGCCGACGCCGCCATCGAGGCTCACCGTGCTTTCCAATATCGGAGGTTGGATATTCTTGAAGCCGCCTTGAAAGCAATCGCCGAACGGAAAACATTAGGAGAATTAAGTGACGCTGGTGAGGATAACGAGGACGACTTTGAGGGCGATTATGATGCGATAATTCACGCGGCAAGATCGGCCGTGGATACGCTGCCATGACAAGAACGCAATGCCCTTCATGCGGAAAACACAATTTATGTCTCGTCGGCGACGGATACGCCGAAACGTATCTTTGCATGGTCTGCCACTTCAACGCCGGAAGATATTTGCAGAATACTCCAGAGCGGTCTGGTACGGCTCGCGAGGCTCCCAGCACCAATAGGAACGGTACGACCGTAGGGCCTCAGGCCGCCGCTCATCCTTTCCCTGACCTCAGCAAGTCTGATTCCGATATTTATTTAGAATTACAGCGGCAACGAGCAGAAATTGAAGAGTTGCGGCGCCGCGTCCAATTGATCGAGGAGCCACTATCATGACCCTCACCCCACAAACAGCACAAGCGTTACTGGAAGCGGCGAAGGAATGTGTACCGAACAATTGGCTCGATTCACTGCTCACCGGAAAAGACGTTCCTCCGCTTCCATGGAACTGCCCGGAGATCGAGCGGCTATTGAATGGGGTTCGTGCACGCATTGCCGCCATCGCATCCGCCGAGCACCAACTACAGGAGGGGAAGAATGGCTGATACCACCAGCACATCCAGTAAGGCAGGGAACGACCGCGATAGACCGTCCGCCCACGGCAAACTGGCTGGGAAGGCTATCGCGCTCCTCGAAAGCGCCGGGCGCAGAGAAATGCCGGGCCTGCCCGAAGGCTGCGCCACCTGCGCGTTCCGCGAGGGCTGCATGACGAACATGATGGCCGGGACAACGCTGGTCGCACTGAAATGTGCGCTCGGGCAAGACGCCGACCGATTTGCCTGCCATCACGGCATGAAGGACGGCCAACCGAAAAAGCTATGCGCCGGGTACGTCGCCGCAATTCTGGCGTCTCACACTCTCAAAGAGCAAGTCGTGCTCGCGATGGTGGAAGACTTGGCCTGCCTGCCGGAACACGACCAGGTCCGCGCGGACTTCGATGCGTGGATCGCCGAGGTAGACCCCGCCGGCACGATGGATGATTACGAGCGCGCACGCTGGTACGAGCGTCACCGCCTTTCCACCCCCACAGGAGATGCGCAGCCATGAGCAGAAGTCAGGAAGATTCCATGGACCGAGATAACGCCAAGGCATTAGCTCCGCCGCTGGGGCTCATTGTAAAGCTCGGCTCTATTGCCGTTCATGCAAAGGAAATGACTTCGCCGGACGGCCATGAATTCGATGCCATCGCACTGAAGGCACTCTTGAACGATCCCGATGTTCGCAATTGGCTGACTGCCATGGACCGGATGGCGATGATACCAAAGATGCGTAAACCATGACCGTCCCCTCACCTCCCACAGATGAAGCGCGGGAGGTCATCAAGACCTACAGCTTCCGGGTGAAGAACCTTGAAGGAGAACTGAACCGTCATGCCCGTGCCGTAAACCTGACCTGGAATTTCTGCAACGGAGCCCAGAAGCATGCGCTTCGGTGGGGCAAGCGTTGGCCGACTGCCTTTGACCTGATGTATCTGGTCGCCGGTGCGTGCAAGGAGCTTAATACGCCCGCCAACACGCTCTGCCTGGTCTGCAAGAACTATGACAAGTCACGCCGACAGGCCCGCAAGCGCGCTCTCCGGTACCGTGGTCGACGTTCGCTCGGGTGGGTGCCGTTCCGGGCGCAAAGCCTCAAGGTCATGGAAGATGGCTTCAGGTTCGCCGGAAAGCATTATCGGGTCTTCAACCCTCGCGAACTACCCGAGGGGGCGAAGCTGGTTGATGGATCATTTGCGCAAGACTCAGAGGGGAAATGGTTTCTCAACGTCTGCTTCAAGGTCGCTATAACGCCGCGAACGCGCGTGGCCAAGGCAGTAGGCATCGACCTTGGCCTGAAAACTCTGGCGACATTGAGCAATGGGGCGGAGATCGATCACCCGCGCTTTTACAGAAAGATGGAAGCCCGTTTGGCGACAGCTTCGCGCGCCAACAAGCGCGGCCAAGTCCGTCGTCTACAAGCTCGGTGTGCTAACGCCCGCAAAGATTACATCCACAAGGCGACCACGGCCTTGGCGGAGGAATATTCGTACGTGGCAATCGGTGACGTGCCTGCTTCCAAACTAGGCCGCACCAAGATGGCAAAATCCATCTATGACGCAGGTTGGACGATGTTCAAAAGACAGTTGCGCTACAAGGCGATTGCGCTGGGCGGAACGTTTATGGAGATCGATGAAAGTTTCACGACTCGAACTTGTTCTGAATGCGGTGCATTCAGCGGCCCGGAAGGCCGACAGGGTTTGAGTGTAAGACAATGGCAATGTTCCGCATGTGGGGCCGATCACCATCGCGACGTGAATAGCGCACGGAACATCCTTGTCCGTTCCAGGCACGGAACGCTGATAGCAGGAGCCGCAACGAGCGGAAGTGCCGACATCACCGCCATAGACGCCGCCATCAACCCTTCTAAACCAGTGGAGGGTAGATGACCCCGCACTATCGTTATCGCTGCCACATCACTGGCGAAATCTACATCATCGCTTGGAATGAAGAGCCAACATTCCCGCAAGACATATATCTAGGAAGAGTCTGATGAAGAGCGTTATTGAGATTATTTTTGTTGTCGTCGGCTTGCGCATGTTGGTCGACGGACATTCGTTCTGGAACGGAAGCATCACCGCCCGTAACACAGGTTATATCATCATGTCTGCTGGGATGTTGTTTGTTGCTGGCGCGGTTGTTCTTGCAGGGAAATGACGCCATGACCGAACGCCTCTACACCCAATCCGAATTGGACAGTGAGCTTCTTGCGCTTCGTGAGAGATGTGCGAAGGTGTGCTTAGACCTATCGGATGAATTTCTTTCACCTGAGTATGCTACCGGTCAACCTCACTCAAGTTTCGCCGAACGCTTCGCCTGCGGCCAATGCTCAACCGCCATCATGTGCATCCCCCTCACCCCGCATACGGAGGCGGGGACGCGATGAAACCTTCCCAATGGCTCCTGCCATCTATCGGCTATTTGATCGGCCTCGGGTTTGTCCTGTGGGTTTGCTGGATTGCATATGAAACAGCGAAGGCGATGCCATGACCAAAACTATTATAGTTCCTGTAGAGCCGACGGAGAAGATGTTGCGCGCCGCTGATGGCGCAACCGATCTTATCATGCCGTCTGCAGTTGACCCTTCGACTGAAGGCAGACTGAAAGAGTTCAAGCTGGCATGGCGCACGATGCTCGACGCCGCCCCAAAGCCCACCGTCACAGATGATGATAGGGAGGCGGTGGCGAGGGTGATCTATGTCGCGCGCGTAAAGCACATCGGCCTTGATCTGACATGGGATGGCGCGTGCATGCAAGATAAGCGTGGCGCTCTGTCGTGTGCCGCCGCCGCCATATCCACCCTTACATCACGCGGATGGGGGAAGAGATGAGCACACCATCAAACGACTTCGACGCCATATTCCATCGGCTCAAGCGCGAAAAGATTCAGACGCCAGGTCCAGGCCAATATGTTGATCGGTGTCACTTCAGTAAAACCGGCTGGGCAATTTGGAATGCAGATGGCGCTTGCACATGCAAGCCCGCGAAAGCCCCCACCAATGAGGGTGAGACGCGATGAGCGCTGATACCCGCCGCGAAGTTTTCAAGATCGAACTTTGTGAAATTCCGAAGGCGTTCGGAACCAATGACAGATGGCAAGCCGATTGTGGAGATTGTCACGCGAGAGGCTCATCACCAGAAGAGGCCATATCTCGGCTCGTAGTTTACACACGAGCATACCGCGAATGGCAGCTTGGGCGCTCAACCCACCCCGGAGGGCAGAAGGGATGAACGCGCGGGCGCCTCGTCGCATCGCTCGCTGCACGCAGGCGGAAATCCGGCGCGCCATGCGTGTGGCGGAGCTTGCCGAAAAGCCTATGGCGGTCGAGATATTGCCGGATGGGACAATCCGGATCGTCCCCGCCAGCCAGAGCCAGCAATCGACGCCCCCTGTTTCGGAGCGAAAGATTGTGTTGTGATTGAGGGCATGTCCCTCCGCCAATGGCCTTATCTCCTCCGCGAAAAGACCCGCCACAAGAAATCAGTGTGGTATGTCCGCCGTGGCGAGGGGCCCCGCACGCGCATCCGTGCCGAATACGATACCCCTGAGTTCAAGGTTGAATATGACGCCGCGGTAGCTGGCACACTGACTCAGGCGAAGCCGCTGGCACGCTCGGGCAGCCTTCAATGGCTCTACGACCGCTACCGCGAAACGACCGCGTGGGCCGATCTCTCGGCGGCTACGAGGCGGCAGCGGGAGAACATCTTTGAAGGGGTGATGAAGACCGCGGGTGCGGAGCAATTCATCGCGATCACAAGGGCGACGATTGAGGCCGGGAAAGACCGGCGGCGAGAGACCCCGGCGCAGGCTCGCAACTTTCTGGATGCGATGCGCGGCCTGTTTCGGTGGGCGCTGGCGGCAGGAATGGTCAATTCAGATCCCACGGGTGGCGTGAAGAACCCAGCGCGCCAGACCGGTTCTGGCTTCCCGGCATGGACCGAAGAAGATGTGACGGCCTACGAGGCGAAGTGGCCTGCCGGGACGCGGCAGCGCGTCTGGCTGCATGTCCTGCTGTACACGGGGCTCCGCCGCGGCGATGCGGTCACGTTCGGACGGCAGCATGTTCGAGATGGCGTGGGCACGCTCAAGACTGAAAAGAGCGGCTTCAAGATGGAAGTGACGCTGCCGATCCTGCCGGTGCTGGCCGAAACGCTCGCACTCGGGCCTTGCGGCGATCTCGCCTTCATCTGTGGCGAGCGTGGTCAGCCTCTCACCAAAGAATCGTTTGGCAATTTTTTCTCGGATGCATGCCGCGCGGCGGGGGTGAATAAGTCGGCGCATGGCGTGCGGAAGATCGCGGCGACGTGCGCGGCGGAGAACGGCGCGACCGTGGCCGAACTCGAAGCCATCTTTGGATGGCAAGGCGGCGCGATGGCATCTCTCTACACGCGCGCGGCGGATCGTAGACGGCTTGCGAAGGGTGCGATGGACAAGCTTTCGAGAACGCCGGAGCAACGCCTCAGCCCCGCACCTGATGGGCAGTTGCCCCGCACCTCGGAAAAATGA